ACAAAAAAATATGAATAATAATAAAAAATATTAAAATAGGCCGTATCTATATTGAATTTATAAATTCAATATGATACAGCCCCTTTTTCTTTTATTGTATAAATTTATGTTATAAAATATAATATATAAGATTATCATTTGAGGATAAAATGAAGGAGATATTAAAATGAAAAATAAAGTAGAAAACCTAGAAACATTAGCACAAACTAAATTTTTAAGTCTTTATAATGCAAATTATACTAATAAGGGTGGAAATAAAAAGACATGGACTATTGCAACAAGAAAAACTAAAGAAGCATTAGAGGAGCAATTCTTTAGTGGAAAAGAAGATAAGGTTGATGCAGTTGTTATATTAGCATATCACAAAGAGGAAAGAAAGCTAGTTGCTATAAGACAATTTAGAATACCTTTAAATAATTATGTTTATGAATTACCAGCAGGTTTAATAGATAATAATGATGATATTATTTCAACAGTAAAAAGAGAATTAAAAGAGGAAACAGGATTAGATTTAGAAGAGGTTATGGAAGAAAAAATTGGACAAAAATTATATCTATCTCCTGGAATGACAGATGAATCAGTTTCTTTAGTTTACTGTACATGTTCTGGAAAAGTATCTGATGAAAATTTAGAAGAGGATGAAGATATTGAAACAGTATTATTATCTAGAGAAGATGCCATTAAAATATTAAATAGTGGTGAAAGATGTGATATAAAATTCTTTATGGCATTGCAAAGCTTTATTCAAATGGGAGAAGAAATTTTTAGATAATATTTTAACAAATTGGTAAAATGTTTAAAAGAAAACCAATAAAATAAAAAAAAACCAATGTAATATTTACTAAATTTAGATTTCATGATATAGTATAGAAAACTAGCAGATAATAGTGAAATCTATTCTCAAGAAAAAGTAAATAAAAGAACATTGGGGGGAAAATTATGAAAAAAAATGAATATGGATTATTTACAGCCATAACTATGATAGTTGGTATAGTTATAGGGTCTGGGATATTCTTTAAAAGTGACAACATATTAGTTGCTACTGGGGGAAGTATTGGCTTAGGAGTCTTAGTATTTTGTATAGCGGCCATTGCGATAATATTTGGAAGTTTAACAATATCACAGTTAGCTTCAAGAAGTTCACAGTCAGGTGGATTAATAGCATATGCAGAGGAGAATTATAATAAATCATTAGCATGTGCATTTGGATGGTTCCAAACACTTTTATATTTTCCTACAATAATAGCGGTTGTTTCTTGGGTATCAGGAATATATATATGCTTATTATTCGGAATTGATGGTAGTTTAGAAACGCAAATGTTAATAGGATTTGCTATTATGGCATTCTTATTTATAATAAACTCTTTATCTGCAAAATTAGGTGGATTATTCCAAAATGCCTCTACTATAATAAAATTAGTACCATTAGTTTTAATTGCAATTGCAGGTTTAATTTTTGGTGATGTAAGTAATATTTCTTTAAGTAATGTAGAATCAATGCAATCAGTTGGTTGGATTGCTGCTATAGCACCAATTGCATTTTCATTTGATGGATGGGTTGTTACTACATCTATAGGACATGAAATAAAGGATTCAAAAAGAAATTTACCAAAGGCTTTAATAATAGCACCAATATTTATATTAGCTATGTATTTATTATACTTTGTTGGAATAAGTATTTACATTGGGCCAGAAACAGTTATGGCACTTGGTGATTCTCATGTTGACTTAGCAGCTAATAATTTATTAGGACCATGGGGAGCTAAGATTATATTAATATTCGTAGTAATTTCTATAATGGGTACTGTTAATGGATTAATTTTAGGAATGATAAGATTACCACACTCTTTAGCGGAAAGAAATATGTTCCCTAAATCAGAATTTGTTTCTAAGGTAAATGAAAAGTTCTTAATGCCTATAAACTCAGCTGTAGTTGCATTTTTAATAAGTACAGTATGGTTTGGTGTACATTATATAACAACTAAGTTTGGAATGCTTCCAAATTCAGATATATCAGAAATATCAATAACTATGAGTTATGCTTTATATATGATTTTATACTTTAAAGTATTACAATTAGGAAATAAGGGTGAAATTAAAGGAGTTTGGAGCTCTAAGATAAACCCAACACTAGCTATAATAGGATCATTAATAATTCTATTTGGTAGTATGGGTAATAAGCTATTCTGGATATATGCAGCATTTTGTTTATTAGTAATTGTAGCTGCAGTATACTTCTGGAAAGGAAAAGAAAGAGAAATTAACGCTGCTTTAATTGAATCTTAATTATGTAGATTTTAATCACAATATATATATAAGATAGGAAACTATTATATATATATTGTGATTTTTTTGTATTTTTATATTATATTCAATTACTATATAAAGGATTGTTAAATATATAAGAAATTTTATATTAAAAATTAGTAGAATATTTTATATATCAGGCGACTTATAGTAACAAAAAGAAATTTTTGAAATAATCTATATAGTGTATAGTATTACTTTAGGAGTCGAGATGTTTAAGGAGACAATTGATTGTATAGATGCAGGGACAGAGTTTTGTCCATGTCATTTAGCTGAAAGCGGTGAATGTATTCTTTGTTCACAATTACAAGGAAGTCATTTTTGTGATTGCTTAAATTGGAAGGGAGTATGTATATATCAAGAATTTTATGACAATGGCAATAAAGCAAAAGAACAAAGAAAAGTATATAAGTGCAAAGTGAGTGAAAAGGTATTATATCCTGATGATGTATTATTAGTTAAGTTTGAAGCGCCACATAAGCTTGTAATTGATTTAGCAAGACCTGGTAGCTTCATTTTTGTCAGAAGCGAAGAAAATGTATATTTTGATGTTCCTATTTCAATATTAGATTCAGATATTGAAACTAATATAATTTCAATAATGATAGAGATAAGAGGAATAAAAACTAAGCAATTATTGAATATAGAGGCTGGAGGAAATATAACAATAAGAGGCCCATATTGGAATGGAGTATTTGGTTTAAAAAACATAAGAAAACAAAAAAATAATGATACTATAGTTATTGCTAGAGGTATTGGGATGGCTCCTATGATACCGGTAATTAAAAGGTTAATAGAAAATGATAACACTGTGACACTTATAGTAGATAAGCAACCATTTAAAGATATTTATGTTACTGAATGGTTAGATAAATTTAATATAGTACCTCAGGAGATGAACTTAATAGAAAAGGGAGAGTTATCGCCAGAGGGTAAGGTTGCTATAAAATCTCTTATTAAATATAATAATATATCTTTAATTCATATAGCTGGAGCAGATATATTGACTTATAGTGTTATTGATTTTTTAGATTCTTTAGAAAGAGAAGATATAGATTTGTCATGCTGTAATAATTTCAAGATGTGTTGTGGTGAAGGTGTATGTGGAAGTTGTACAGCTAGATTTTCAGGTCATAGAGTAAAGAGATTCTGTAAAGTACAAGCTAGTCCAAGAGGTATTTTTGAGGGGAGGAGATTAATATGAAGGTAGTAGTTGTTGGTGGAGGATGGGCAGGATGTGCAATACATACAAAAAAACAGTAAAAAAACACGCAGAAAAGCGTGTTTTTATTTTAAATTTATATCTATACCATCTGTACCATCCCAAGTTATAGAATCTATAATTTTTCTAATATAAAGTTGTTTATCTGTTATATCAAGATTATCCCAGTTTGATAATATAAAAATTATACTATCATAAATTAAATCAATATTAGAGTTATTACGAGAAAGTAATTTTTGTCTTTCTAAATCAAATAATTTTTTATTTAATTTTTCATTTTCAAAATGTAGTGCATTGATTTTTTCACTTATTATATTTATTGCAGCACCTTCTATAAGTATCAATTTTTCTGTAAGTGAATTAATTGATTTATTATTATTATCTATATTCTTTTTTAAAATATTTATTTCAGCGTCATACTCTAAAGGATCTTGAGATTTCAAATAATTATTTATTAAAGATTTATCTAAAGAGATATCATAAAAGGTATTTAGTAAAATATCTTCAACATCTAATATTTTTAAAAATCCACTATCACATTTACCACCATTTTTTTTATTTGAACATCTAAAATATAGAGTTCTGGTTCCATCTTTTCTTTTATGACCAGGAGCAACAAACATACCACTGCCACATTTACATTTAACTAAATGACTTAAAAATGTTAGTTGACTAACACGAGGTTTAGCTTCGGTAAATCTTGAATTAATTTTAGTATAAGATTCAATCCATTCATTAGAAGTAACAATTCCTCTATGAAGAGAAATGCTTGCAATCATGCTAGTAGAGTGAGTAAGTTTTTTATCGTTTTTTCTAGGTCGTCTATTGTAAGTTAAATAACCATTACCATTTTCGTCACCAAAAATATTATATCCAATTGACTTGAGAAAAAGAGAGCCTTGCTTGTCACTTCTCATATAGGTTGGATTTTTTAATATATTATTTACTGTTTTTGCACTCATATTAACTTCATTAGCAATTTGATAAGTTGTATATCCTTTAGAGGCCATATAGAAAATCTTTTTTATAATGGGTACATACTCTTCGATTACTTCTAAATAGACAGCTGATTTGCCACCTTCAATTACTTTTACACTTCTATAGCCTGTAGGGGGAGTACCACCACTCCAACGACCTAATTTGGCCAATTCAAACATATTATCTTTAACTCTTTGAGCGATATTAGCTCTTTCCATTTCTGCGATGGATGAAATCATAGACATCATCATACGGCCTGCAGGAGTGTTAGCATCAAATCCTTCAGTTACAGACACTAGTTCGATGTCATTTAATTTAAGCTTTTCAAACATAGTTAAAAAATCTAAAGTATTTCTACTTATTCTATCTATTTTATAGGCTGCAATAATATCAAATTGATTATGATCTGCTAATTGCATCATTCTTTTAAATGCTGGCCTATTAGTATTACCTCCACTAAACCCCTCATCTTCAAAAATTTCAAAATTACATTTATCATATTGTCTTAAAAAATATTCTTTACAAATATTTATTTGATTTTTAATAGATTCCCCAGTATCGGTTTCTTTAGATTTTCTTGAATAAATTGCAATTCTTTTCATAAAAACCACCTTTATTTAATTTTATGCTACTGCATATAAAATTATTTTTAATTATTTTCAGAGTAAGAAGGAAATTCTACATAACATAAAAAGTTATGTTTATAACATAACTTTTTATAATAGATATTATTCTTTAGTGCTATTTTCTTCAGCTTGAGCTAGTTTTTCAATTATTTTAGCAACTAACTCCCAACTTTCTTTATCTTTTAGCTTTAGAAGGGCTTTAAGAATGCGTTTTTTAAACTCATCATTTTTAGCACTAAATTCTCCTATAAGAAGCTGGAATTCTTCTTTATCAGCTAAAGAACCTAAGTTTTGCTCATTAACTTCCCATCCCATAAGAAAAGCAGGAGTAGTTTGTAGAATTATTGATAAAGGCTCCAATATTGATAAAGGAAGGTTTTCTATATCATTACTTTCATATCGGTATATTGTTGCCCTATTTTTATTCAACATTTTAGCTACATCTTCAACTGATAATCCTAATTCTGTTCTTCGTTTTTTTATTCTGTTACCAACATTCATCTTCTTACCTCCAAACTAATTATAATATTAAATTCGCAAATTTGCAACAAACAAAGCATGTAAAAAGAAAAAATCTTAAAAAATGCGAAAATAGTATTGACAGGTGAAATAAGTCAATGTTAGTATTGAGGTAACAAATTCGCTTAAAATGCGACAAAGGAGGTTGGAAGATGATAAATATACAAAAATTAAAGGGCAAAATAATAGAGAAGGGATTGAGCATAAGTGAACTTGCAGAAAAGATAGATATTAATAGGGCTACATTATATAGAAAATTAAAAGGTAATGGAGAGAATATATCTATAAAAGAAGCTAATTTAATTGTAAAAGAGTTGGGTTTAACTGTAGAAGAGGCAAATTCAATTTTTTTTGAAAATTATGTCGCATAATATGCGAAAGTGTATCAAAGTTTATTTAATATGAATAACATATAACATTAATAGAAAAAGGGGAAACAGTTAGTGGGACAAATAAAAAAAGTTAGAGTTCATATGACTCCTAATACATCCAAGAATTTTACTACTGTTATGCTAGAAATTTACGATAAGTATAAAGATACAAATTTTTTTGAGAAGATGTATACAAGAGAAGAAATTAATAGAAATCCGGAAAGAATAACTAATAGATAAGAAAATTATTTCTAATGATGGACAGGCTGAATGGCCTTTTTAAAAGGATATTATGGCGAAAAATGCTGTAGTAAATAATTGAAAGGTGATGAATAAAGTGAGTAAAACGAAATTAATGCTGGACAAGGCGATTCAATATTGGGGAATGAATGACATAGTAACAATTATGTTAAGTCAGAAAAGAGATAAAGAAATAATAGAAGCTCAAAGAAAAGAGTTAAATGAGTGGAACAAGAAGTACAATCATCAATTAGTTGTGTAATGGATAAACATAAGCAAAAGATAACTATTATAAAGGGAAAACACATTGATATAACCATGCGACCGGTGATCAATGTGTTTTAAAAAATCTTTTTTCTTAGATACTTTATTTAATTATATCTAAGAAAAATATTAAAGTCAAATATAGGTTAAAGATAGATTTTAACGCCCTTGTAATAGGTATTATCTTAACGACTATTATTAAAAAATAAAAAGAGTAGAGTTGGTAAGTATGGCTATAAGGGAGAAGAAATATAAGTGTGGTAAGTATTTAGAAATAGAAATATATCCTATATCAAAAATAGAACAAAAGAAGAGTAGAAAGAGAAAAAAGAAAGAGAGTAGAAAAGAACAAAAAAATCTTAATGCTAAAAATGCAAGAAAGAAATTAAGAAGAATAATAAATGCAAACTTTACTAATAAGGATTTATTTATACATCTGACATATGACAATGATAATTTACCAGATAGTGAAGAGAGAGCATTAAGAGATAGAAATAATTATTTAAGAAGAATAAAGAATTATAGAAAAAGAAATAATTTACCAGAGTTAAAATATATAGCTGTCCTGGAGTACAAGGAAGCAAATGAGAATGATAAAAGAACTAGGACAAGAATACATCATCATATTGTTATTAGTGGAATGGATAGAGATAAGGCAGAAGAGCTATGGGGAAAAGGAAGAGCAAATGCTGATAGGCTTCAACCTAATGAGTTAGGGTTTGAAGAGTTGGCCAACTATATATCTAAAGACCCTAAAGGTAAGAAAAGATATTCTCCAAGTAGAAATCTTATAATTCCAGAAGCTGAAATTAATGACTATAAATATACATACAAAAAGGTATATGCATTATCAAGAAGTCAAGGTGATAAAGAAGAGTTTGAGAAATTATATCCTGGATATATTTATACAAGTCATGAGATCCAGGTAAATGATATAAACTCTGGAACTTATATTTATATAAAAATGCGAAAATTAGATTAAAGGAGAAATAGGAATGACAGAAGCACAAGAGCAAAGATTTTTATTTCAATGGGCAGGATATGCAGAGCAACAATATCCAGAACTTAAATTATTACATCATATACCTAACGGTGGAAAAAGAGATGCAAGAACTGCAGCAAACCTAAAGAAAGAAGGCGTTAAAGCAGGTGTACCAGATATATGTTTACCAGTAGCAAGAGGACAATACCATGGCTTGTATATAGAGCTTAAAACTCAAAAGGGAAAAGTACAGAAGAACCAAAAGGAATGGTTAAGTGCATTAAATAAAGAGGGATATGCAACTAAGGTTTGTTATGGTTGGCTGGAAGCTAAGGAGTCTATAGAGAAGTATTTAGAGTTAGGACAAGCTTAGTTTATTAATGGAGAAATTAAAAAAAGAGGTGCAAAGATGATAGAGAGAGCAATTGAGAAAATAAAAAAAGAAATGGAAGATAAGAAAGAGAATTCATATATCCAAGCGATTGGAGATTATCTATTAAAACAAGTAGAAATTAATAGAGATGCAGCAGAAAAAATATGCAATGGAACAAAGACTATAGAGAAAAGTCTTAAAGAAGTTGAAAAAATTGCAAAAAAGAAAGCTGTAGCAGGATGTGCAGTATTAAGTGATAGCGAAGTATTCAAGATAGTAAGAGAATATTATCAATTTGAAGCAGTACAAGATAAGTTTATCCAGATTGAAGTTGATGAGATTAAAGAACAGATCCAGGAAGAGGTTAAGGAAGAAAAAATACAAGAGAAAAAGAAAAATAAAGAAGCAGATGATTTTAGTATAAATTTTGATGATTACCTTTAATGAGAATTTTGGGAGGTTTAATAATGTGCCAAGAATATAGAAACCATGTATCTAAAGTAATAACAGAAGAATTAAGAACATTTGTTAATGAAGTAGCTTTAGTAAATGCTAATCATATATTTTACAAAAGAAAAGGGAGTAAACAAGAAGCTTATTGTACAAAGTGCAAAAATGATTTTGTAGTAACTGGATTAAGACATAATGAGTATGCAGAGTGCCCAGTGTGTAAAAAAGAATTTAAATGTAAGTCAGATGGGAAGAGAAGAAAAACATTAATACATGGCGCGAATATTTTAGTATTTGAAAAATCAATTAAAGATGAAAAGGTATTAGTTGCTAGAGGATTTACATTAAGAAGAAGTTTTGAAGGTGATTATAGAAATGTAGAAGATGAATATATAGAATTAGCCAATTATGTTTTTGAAGAGAGAAAAAGCACTATGGTAAGTAGAGGTTATTATTGGGGGTGGGATGGATATGAATTGAGTAAGTGGGCTGAAAGAGCAACAATACATAACTTTACTGTTAACTCATTAGCTAATCTACCGTACTATATATCATTTAAAAGTTTAGAAGAAGCTATAAAAGGAACGTATTTAAAATATAGTTGCTATGAGAATTTTGAGGGGATAGACATACTTAAATATTTAGATTTTTATAATAAATATCCAGGTATAGAAAAGTTAATAAAGATTGGATTAGGAAATATAGTTAAGACAAAATTAGATGGATTAGGTGTTGGTCGTTGTATTAACTGGAGAGGAAAAGACATTTATAAGATGCTTAAGTTATCTAAAAAAGATTATAGAGAACTTATAAAAAGCAAAGTTGCAATAAGACCAATAACATTAGAGTTATACCAGTTAAATTGTAAATTTAAAGAAAAAGATAGGTTAACTCTAGATGATATAAAAGATTTAGAATATATAATTGGAACACTAGGGGATGCCCACAATTTAAGAAAGGTATTAAGGTATACAACTATTAAAAAAGCTTATAACTATATAAACAAACAATTTAAAAATAGAGGTAAAGGGCAATATCATTCATGCAATGGAGTATTAATTACCTGGGGCGACTATATAGAAGATTGTAAAAAATTAAATATAGATTTAAATATAGAAAGCAATTTATTTCCTAAGAGTGTATATAGAGCACATCAAAATACAATAAAGCAGGTTGAATATAAGAATAACTTAGAAATGGACAATAAGATAGAAAAAAGGCTTGAAAAGCTAAGTGAATTAACATTTGAATATAAAGATTTAATTATAAGACCAGCATTAAATTCGACTGAAATAATAAGAGAGGGTAAAGAACAAGTTATATGTATTGGAAGTTACGTGGATAAATATGCAAATGGAATGACTAATCTGTTTTTTATAAGGAAAAAAGGAGAAGAGGAAAAGCCGTTCTTTGCAGTTGAAATAAGTAAAGAATGGAGAGTTATACAAGTAAGAGGGAAAAGAAATTGCTTAGAAACAAAAGGGGTAAAAGAGTTTATGGAAGCATTTGAAATTGAAAAGCTAAATAATAAGAAAAAGAAAAGTAAGGTAGCATAAAGGGAGAAGAGGAAATGAGTAATTTAGTAGTTAATAGAACGCCAGAAGTTATAGCAGCAGAGATTAATAGTATAAAAGAGCAAACAAGAAAAGTAGTTCTTTATAACAGTATAGAAATTGGAAGAAAGTTAGTGGAAGCAAAGGAGTTAGTACCTCATGGAGAATGGGGAAATTGGTTAGAGGAAGCAGTAGATTATTCAAAGTCTACTGCAAATAATCTAATGAAGATATTTGAAGAGTATGGAAGTGATCAAATAACATTATTAGATGATAATTTAAAAAGCCAAGCGTTTGGAAATTTGAATTATAGTCAAGCAGTTTTATTACTTGGATTGCCTTCAGATGATAGAGAAAAGTTTGTTGAAGAAAATAAAGTTGATGAAATGTCAACAAGAGAATTGAAGAAGGCTATAGATGATTTAAAGAAAGCAAATAAAGAAAAGGATAATGCATTAAAAGAAAGAGATGAAGCTATAGAAAAACTTAGTGCATTAGAAGAAAGTAATAGGATTTTAGAAGAAACATTTAATGAAGGAGCTGAAGAAAGGAACTCATTAGAAGAAAAGGTAAAGGAACTAGAGAAAGAGATAGAAGAGGTTAAAAGTAGTAAACCAGTAGAAACGGTTAATGTTGATTGGGAAGAGATAACAGCAGAAGTACAAGAGAAAATGGATCAGCTTATAGAAGAAAAGGAAGCTGCGGAGAGGAAAATAAAAGAGTTAGAAAGTAAGCAAAATAATAGTTCTGTAAAGTTCAAGATTTATTTTGAAGAAGCAGGAAGAAGCTATCAAAAGCTTTTAGAAGAATTAGCAAGTGTAAAAGAAATTGATGAAGTTGAATATATAAAGTATAGAAAAGCTACAGAGAAGTTTTTAAATAAAATGCTAGAAAGAGTTTTAGATTAAGAAACAGAGGAATAAAGAGCGTGGAGATAATATGTTTATATAAGTATAAATACAATGGAAAAATAAATGAGAAAAAGTTTGATAGTTATGAGTTTTTTTGGCAAGTGGATAGCTGATAATGCAGTGGAAATAGCAATTGTAGATGTTATTCAAGAAGAGGATTAAGGGAGAATATTATGGCGAAAATAAAATTTAAGATTTATGACAAGAATAAAAAGAGACTTATAAGTGGAACTGGTTATAGTGTAACAGGAGATGGAGAAGTACAATCATTTAATAGTCATGGAGTACCAGAAGGAACAGTTAATAATAGACACTTAAAACCTATCTTATATTCTGGAAAGAAAGATATTACCGGAAGAGATATTTATGAAGGTTTTATAGTAGAGAGAACAGGAGCAGAGTTAGGAGATGAAGAGATAACAGGAGTAGTTATTTTAGATGAGTGCCAATGGTGGATTCAAAATGATAAACAGAAAAGGGCAGTTCCATTATTTTCAGAAACTGCAGTAGATAGAATTATAGGAAATATATATGAAAAAAATTAATAGATATTTATGCTAAGTGCATTTATATAAATAAAAAATATTAAAAGAAAGGAACTTTGGATTAGCTACTAAAATTTTAGCAGGGATTACAAAGAAGCTAGATTTAGTGAGTTTAATCAAAGAGAAGGGGTAAAACCCTTCTCTGTAAAGTAAGGTAAATGATATGAGAAATAGCAAAAGAGATAAGGATAATTTTACTTGTAAAAAAATAAGAGAATTAATTTATAAAAAGGGATTAAAGAATAGTAATGTAGTTGAAATTATAGATAAAAACTCAAGTCCAGAAGTTAAAGCAATGTGTACTATAACGCTAGAAAGAATGAATGAAATAACTAAAGGGAGTTATCCAACAGTAATGGAGTGCATTCTTATAGGACAAGCATTAGGTAAAGGGTTAGGATATTTCTATTACAATGGATATCAAGTCTATTAATTAATAATTTTAAAAGAAGGTGCAAAATGGAAGAAAGATTTTATGTTACTCCAGAGGATTATATAATAGCTGAAAAGAATGGACTTACTAGAAAAGATGTATATAGACGAGTATTTGAACTTAATTGGAGTATTGAAAGGGCTATTACGGAGCCTAAAATGGTTATGAGTCCTAAAATTGTATATACAGAAGAGGAAAGAGTTTTAATGGCCAAGAATAATATTTCAGTTAAGAATGTTACTCGGAGAATTAAAGAAGGATGGGAAAGAGAAAGAGCAGTTAATACACCTAGAAGAGGTTATAGAAGAAGTGGGACATAGTTTGAAATTATTGCGAGGTAGGTATGTTAGAAGAATTAGCTATTAAATTTATAAGTTGGAATTTAAAACGAAAAGGAATAAACAACTTGGAGATAGTTATCAGAAGTGATGGAAACACCGTATATAAAAGAAATAAAGAGAAAGAAGAGTATGTGAAAAAGATACTTTCAAAAATTAAATGAAACATTTATAAATATAGAGTAATTGAGGAGGAATATATGCCAACTATTAGTATGCTTATTAGAAAATCTAAAAAAGAAGAACAAGAATTAAAAGATAAATATTTAAATAAATCAGTTTGTTTAAATAGAGGGAAAATAGGTATAGTTTACCGTGTTCATAAAGTAAAACGTGGATATCTATATTGTTATCATGGTAATGAAGAAATTAGACTTAAACCTTATGAGGTTAGTTTAACTTAGAGAATAAACTGATTATATTGCGAGTTAGATTGGAGTTTTGTTATGAATAACATAGAAATATATAATTATCAGAGAAGTTACAGTTTATTCAAATTAAATCTAGATAATAAAAAAATAGAACTAGAATGTAGAAATGATTTGGTAATAATAGACACAAGAAATACAAGTAAACTTAAAATGTGGTTAATAAGATTTATATTAAAATGTAATTTTCTAAGGAGGGAAAAATAAATGGGAGTATTCATTATAAAGAAAGAAGATTTAAAAGGTGATATCATAATAGAATTTGATAATAACATCATTTACCACAAGGATAGCGGAGAAGTTCCTCTAGTTTCCTTTGTTGATGGAGAATTAAAAATTAAAATTAAAAATCAAATAATTGCCGATAAAGAAGTGGTGAAGAGTATTAATTTAACCGAAGAATATAAAAACAAATTTAGAATTAATGGACTTAAAATCCCGATGACCAATTATATTGGTGAATAGCAGTTTATGGTTCGCAATTCATTAATAGAGGTTTGAAATTATTGCGAGTTAAAAGGAGGATAAAATGGCACAAGCAATAAATAACCTTATAGGTAAAAAGTTTGGAAGGCTTACTGTTATAGGTTATACAGACAGAAGAGTGTCCAGAGCTGTAGTTTGGAAATGTAAATGTGAATGTGGAAATATAACTTATATGACACATAGGTGTTTAAAAAGTAGCGTAAGCTGTGGGTGTTATCGGAATGAGAATTGTAGCAAAGTAGGATTAACCTATAATTCAGTAGGAAGAGAAGCCTATAAAAATAAATTAAATATGGGGAAGGTGAAATTATGAAGTTATCTATAAATGCAAGAAAGCTATATCCAGAAGCAATATTTTATATTAATTGGGCTAAGAAAAGTAAAAATAGAAAAGTAAAAAGAAGATTAGTTATAAAAGCATTAAAAGAAATCAAGTGTCTTTCAAGCAAGGAGCTAAGAAGAAGAATATTGACAAAATATTAGTGAACAATTCAAAAATAAAAGGAGGAATTATGCAAATTTTAGTTGTTTTCAAAAATGATACAAGAGAAGTTATTGCAACTTTTGAATTAAACACAATTGTTACAGATATGAAAGTATTAGTTATTCCAGGAGTTTCTTACTTAATATCATTTAAGCGAGATATATTCTATATTACTTCTAACGGGAAAGTATTTGTAAAAGAAGTTTAATTAACAAGTCGTTTATATTGAAAATGAGGGGGAGTGGAAGGTATGTTTAAATTCATAAGAAAATATATATTGATTTTAAAAATAAATAAAGCATTAGGATTTAAATTAAATAGTCAACAGGTAGTATATATTTTTAAGAATAAAGATGTATTTACAAGTAGAGTACAAGGGAAAACAACTGCTTATATTATAAAGTTATTAATAAGTAAAAAAGAAATTGATAAGAGAATGTTAAAGGAAGGATATTATAGCGATAGAGAATTTGGGTTAAGTTATAATAAAGTATTTGAAAGAGAGTTTTATTTAATAGAACGAAAGTTGAGAAGGTATGGAATTAAAATAGCAAGAGTAGTTTGAACTGAAGTGAGGTAAGGAAATATGGATTATCAAAAGATATATAACCAGGAAGTTAAAATATATAATGAAATATCAAGGAAGTTTGATACATTAACAGAAGAGGATATAGCAGGAGCATATGAGCTGATGAAGGAAAGTATACAAGCTTATAATAGATGGTCACAAATAAAATATGAAGTAAAGAAAGAGTTAAAAAGGGGAGAAGCTACAGCTTTAAAGGAGAGATTAGAAGAGATATGTATTTATTTAAAGCATATTCATACATCAACTAAATCAACATGGCTAAAAGCTAGAGAAGATATAAGACAGTATAATTAAGAAAAGAGAGGTGCTATTAATGGGAGAAAATAATGAGAAGATAATCAAAAAGCTTATAAAAGATACAGCTAAGGAGGTTGTTAAGGAATTAAAAGGTAATGTATTTAAAGAAGCTGCAAAGGAAGTAGTAAATGAGTTGAAGAGTAATAATATGATAAAGAAAGAAATGAGTTATTATAAAAGGGTGGAGTTATTGTTATATAATTATGAAAACTTAAAAGAAGCAGTAAAACAAAAAGATCAAGATATAAAATATTTAGATAAGTATGGATTAAATGAAAATAGTAAAAGTATAGTAGTTTATTCAAGTGCTGGTGGAACGTCTAGAGAGGATAGACAAGTACAATTAAGAGAAAAATATATTAGAGAAAAAGCTGAGACTTTAAGGGATATAAGGAGAATAGATAATGCATTAGATAAGATAAGAGCAGACAACTATTTTGAAATAATACAATTAAAGTATCTTAACATAGAAGAGGAAAAAGTTTCAACTGATGAAGAATTAGGAGAAAGATTTAATAGGGATAGAAAAACAATTTTAAGAAATAGAAAGAGATTAATAAATAAATTAACGACAATATTATTTCCGGAAAGCTTAAGAGAAGTAATGTAAAAATGGTACAAAGCATGGTACAATACATGGGATTGAGGATAGTAAAAAATGATGATAATATGATATTAGGCAATAGCGCTCAAACAGATTCTCATTTATCTCATACCCTAATTTTGAAGCATCTAACTTAAATGTTAGGTGCTTTTTATTTTACATAATTAATTTAATGTAAAATACTTTAGTTATTAAACACAAATTAGAACGGAGGGCTGGTGATGAATATAAGAAATGGCTAGAAAACCTAATCCAAAAGCTAAAATAGCTGAAAAACTATATAAAAAAGGCTGTAAATTAGTAGATATAGCTAATCAAATTGAAGTTCCAGCATCTACGGTAAGGCGATGGAAACATCAATATGATTGGGATAAAAAACGTTCGGAAAATAAAAGCGAACGTTCAGATAAGAAAAGTAAGAATAAAGGTAATGTTAATAATAAAGAGGTTAATGATCTAGTAGAAAATGAAGAATTAACAGATAAACAGAAGCTTTTTTGTATTTATTATATTAAATGTTTTAATGCTACAAAGGCATATCAAAAAGTATATAAATGCAAATATGAAACTGCAGCAGTTAATGGAAGTAGACTGCTAAAAAACACTAAGATAAAAAAAGAAATTAAAGAACTAAAGGGAAATAAGTTAAATAGGGCGTTTATAAGCAAAGAAGATATATTTCAAAAATATATAGATATTGCCTTTTCAGATATCACAGACTTTGTTGATTTTGGGAATAAAGAAGTTGATAGAGTTTATGAAGATGGAAGTAAGGTGAAGGCTGATATTACTTATACTGTAGCAAGAAATGCAGATGAGGTTGATGGAAGTTTAATAAGTGAAATAAGTAATAGCGAAAATGGTGTTAAAGTTAAACTTCAAGATAAAATGAAAGCATTAGCATGGTTAAGTGAACACATGGATTTAGCTACAGCAGAACAGAAAATTAATATTAAGAAAGCAGAATTAGATATAGAGTTAAAGAAAGCGGAGATAGAGAGCAAAGGATTTTAAGGGTGAATAAATGATATGAAAAAAATGTGTCCAAGATGTGGGAAAATAAAAATAGATAAGGCTGATAAATACTGTATTAAATGTAATAAAGAATATAGAAAAGATGAAGCTAAAAGATATAAGTATTACAACAGGAATAGAGCAATGAATGAGGATGAAATGTTTTATATTAGATTCTATGCAACTAAAGCATGGAAAACTGCAAGGGATACTACAAACAATAGATGCAACTCTCTATGTTTACCCTGCTTAGCTATCGAAGAAGGGGCAGAGAATGAGTGGGATATTATAGAGAATATTGGATATGGAACAGAGAATGCAGATGTAGTACATCATATAGTTGAATTAAAAGAAAATTATGATTTAAGAATAACACAACATAATTTAATTACTCTATGTGATAAGCATCATAATGTGGTTCATAATGAATATAAAACTAAGAATAAAGAAAAGGTTCAAAAGATACTGTCATCAACTTTAAAATGGTTTGAAAAAAATTTCTATACATTTAACAATGAAAAATAGATGTTGGTATTTTTATTATCATGGGCAATTTAAATTTATATTTTACTAGATATCCGGGGTATCTTGTAATGTTAAAAAAGAAAGCTAAAAAAACCCGATTTCAACTCAATCATTAAAAAATTCCCTAAAATCAGAGATTTTTTGAAAGGAGAAAATATATATGGCAAGACCAAGAAAGAGCCAGGCATTAAAAAATTCACATCAATCGCAAGAAGAAATTGAAAATATGCTTGAAGCTGAAGAAAAGTTAAAAGGAAATAATGATAAGATATATCCACCAAATTATTTGAATGAGGAACAATGTAAATTATTTAATGAAATTGTTATTGAGTTAGAATCTAGTGGAATTTTAACTAATTTAGATAATTTTATTTTGTCAAATTGTTCAGTTGCTATTTCAAGAATAAGAACAATAGATAAAATGGTAAATGAAAATATAGCAAGATTAAATAATAAAGCATTGATGGGTGTGAGAAAAGATGCAGAAGCTGCTTTCTTTAGATGTTGCAATGAATTATGTCTTTCTCCTCAATCACGAGCAAAATTAGCTGGATTGAATGCAGCTAAAGAAAATATAGAAGAAGATCCATTGATAAAGGCATTGTTAAATAAATGATACTACTAGATAAGGCTTTGCAATATGCAAGAGATTGTATAGATGGCAAAGAGATAACTACTTGGGAAGTTATAGAGCAATGCAAAATTTTTATAAATGATTATGAAAATAGGCAGTATAAAGATGATTTTTTATATTATTTTGATATAGAAAAATTACAAGTAATTAATAATTTAATTGCTTTACTGAATTATGCTACGGGTTTTTTAACAGGACAACCTATTTTACCTAATCTATCTAACCATCAAGCTTTTTTATTTGCTAATATTTTTGGATGGAGATTTAAAAATAATCCTAAAAAGTTTAGGTATAGAGAAGCTATATTATTTATAGCTAGAAAAAATGCAAAAGGAACAGATTGTGCAATTATTATTATTTGCTTCATGTTAACAGAAGATGATTATTCAGAAATTTATTCTATTTGTGTATCTAAAGAATTAGCAGCAGAAATTAGAAAACAGATAGATCAATTAGTTAATGCTAGTCCAGCTCTTAAAAAACATTTTAAAATATCAAAGATGTGGACCGGACAAGTTTTATGTAAGTTAACTAAAAGCTTTTATCAACCAAGAACTGCAGAAGCTAATAAAAACAATTCTATTAGGCCAGGGCTTATAGTTGCTGATGAAGTTGGGAGCTTTACTGATGCAAGCAATATAAACGCGATGAAATCTGGGCAGAGGTCAGTTCTTAATCCTTTATTATTTAGAACTACAAGTGCTTATGCTGAAAGTAATAGTATAATTTACGAAGAATTAGAATACTGCAGAAATATTTTAAAAGGAAATATTGTTAATGAAAGATATTTTTGTTTGATATATTATGCTAATAATGATGAGATTTGGAAAGATAGTGGAATATATAGAGCGAATCCACTTAGAATAGAAGAAAACTATCAAGAAATAAGAGAAGCTAGAGATAAAGCTAAAGAAGTTGAATCTGAAAAGGAAGAGTTTTTAACAAAATCTCTAAATATTATGTTAGAGACTTCAGAAAAAGAAGAACATTATTTAGATATGGACCTTTGGAAAAAATGTAGAGTTGATAAAATAAGCTTTAAGGGTAAGAAAGTAATAGTATCTGTTGATTTGTCTAAGACAATAGATTTAACTGCAGTTGGAATTATGTACAGAGAAGATAATAATTATTATGCTAAAGTACATGGTTTTATACCAGAAGGCACATTAACAAAGGTCAAAAGGCATGAAAAAATAGATTATTATGCAGAAATGAGAAAAGGAAACTGCACAATAATTGAAGGTAATAATATAAAGTATATTAAAATCTGTGAGCATATAAGAAAAATAGAGGAAAAATATGAATGTGAAATAGAAAGCATTGCAATAGATCCTACTTATGCTGATGTATTAATAGAGGAATTAGAATCAGATTATGAATTAATAGAATTAAGACAAACTTATACGGTTTTATCACCACCTACCCTAAGCATGAGAGATGCTGTTTATGAGGGTAGATTTTTTTATGAAAAAAATACATTGCTAGATTGGAATATGAGTAATGCTTTAGTTAGTGAGGGTAAGGCAGGAGATATAATGATTATGAAACATAGGGCAAGTAATAATACAAGAGTTGATATGGCTGTAGTGTTACCTTTTGCATATAGTCAATTATATTTAAAACCATGTGAATATAATCCAGTAGATGTATTATTAGAGCAAGATTGGGGGTGATTAAGTGAAATTAATTAAATGGTTTAAGGTTAAATATAGAAAAGTAAAAACATTTGTTATAGAAAATTTAACAGATGTTTTAATTTTTTTAGCATTATTTATTATAGCTATTAATTCTATGCTAATAAATTTAAATTTTGGGATGTATGTATTAGCTGTAGAATTGATTTTAATTGCTTATAGCCTTTATAAGAAAGGAGGTGAATAAGTTTGAGTATATTTTTTAATCGTGAGAAAAGGTCAATATCATATGATGATGTATTTGGAAAAAGTTTTTTAGAGTATAAAGAATCTAATCAAGGTATTGGAGAAAGTTCATATTATGCTTGTGTAAATTATATATCAAAAGCTATAGCTAAATTGCCTTTAGAAATTTTAAATGTTGAAAATGGCAATAAGATACCTGATAGAACACATAAAAACTTTGAAAAGGTTAATCTAAGACCTAATAGAGTAATGAATGCATATAATGCAATGGAAATGTTTATAGCGTGGGGACTTCACAATGGAATAAGTGGGTTGTATATAGATAGAGCTACTGGTGATTTGTATCCAGTTGAGATAAAAACAATATTTGTTGATGATGCAGGAATAATAGATAGTTCTAAAAATTGTCCAATACTTTATACTTGTAAGCTTCATAATGAAATATTTGATGCTCTAGATAAAAATGTAATTGTATTTAAATATGGATATAGTGATGATGGAATAAAAGTTGTTCCAGTTAGAAGTATTTTAACTAATACTGTGGATACTTTAGTTAAAGGTCAAACATATTTAAATAATATATTTAAAAATGGACTAGTTGGGAAAGTAGTAGTACAAACTACATCAACTATTGAAGATGCAAATCAGTTATCAAAGATACAACAAAAATTTAGTAAGTTATATAGCAATGATGGAAGAGTATTTACTGTTCCAGCTGGATTTAATGTAAGTTCTTTAAATTTATCACTTGCAGACGCTGAGTATGAAGCTATAAGAAGGTTAAGTAAAAAGGAATTATGTAGTGCTTTTAATTTGCCATCAACAATTCTAAATGATTATGAGGATGTAAATTATAGCACTGGAGAACAACTTCAATTGCAAATTTATTCTGATGCATTACAACCTATTATAATTCAAATACAGCAAGAATTTACTTATAAATATTTAAGTAAATTAGATAGAGGAAAGTATTCAGTAGAATTTGATGAAGATCAACTTTATAGAATGGATTATGAAACTAGAGTTAATACAATTACAAAATTGGCTGATAATGGATTAACAACTAATGATGTTCGTAGAGAATTTGGTTATGAAGCATTAAATCATGAAGGAGCTGATGAAATACTTGTAACTAGTGGAAAGATGCCATTAAGTACATGTATTAATTACTATGATAAATCTGACACTGTGAAAGGGGGTGAGGATAGTGGAAATAAGAATGAATGATAACTCCATTGTAGTTGAAGGATATGTAAATACAGTTGCTAGAGATAGCAAAACGATACATTCGCCTAATGGAGATTTTGTTGAGCAAGTACTTCCTAGAACTTGGAGTAAAGCACTTAGAAAAGCTGAGGATGTAAAAATACTTTTTAATCATATTGAAAGTAGAGAATTAGGTTCAATTGAAGAAGGAAATTTACAGTTAGTTGAAGATGCAATAGGATTAAGAGCTAAAGCAACTATTACAGATGAAGAAGTAGTTAAAAAAGCTAAAAATGGTGAGTTGAGGGGGTGGTCCTTTGGATTCTTAACCAATAGAGATATTTGGGAAAAAGTTAATGATAATCTTCAAAGAAGATATTTAACTGATATTGATTTGTTAGAGGTATCACTTTTAACTGTAGAACCGGCATATAGTGGGTGTTTAGCTGAAGTTAGAAAAGAAGGAAGTCTAGCAGAGGTGAGGTTTAATCCAGATATTATTAATGAAATTAAAAAGAAAGATAATAATGAACTTGAAGAATTAAGAAAGTTTGGTCAAGCTATACAAGATATATTTAATTAAATAAATGGAGGGTTTCAAAATGAAAGCTAAAGAAATTAGATCTTTAATAGAAAAAACTAACAAGGAGTTACTTGAAGCTGTAAATCAAGAAAACTTAGATTTAGCAAAGGAAAAAAGAAGTGAAATTAAGAAGCTTACTAAGGATTTAGAAAAAGCAGAAGAGGAAGAAGAAGATGAAGCTGAAAAAAGAAGCTTACAAACTCAAAAGAAAAATAAGGGAGGGGAAGAAGTGAATAAAGAAAAAAGAAGCTATGAGAATGCTGCAAAAGAATTAGCAGCAGGTAAAACTATTTCTACAAGAGCTATTCAGGTTTCAGGAGGTTCAACTGCAGCTGTAGTACCAGAAGAATTCTTAAATGATTTAGAAACTTTAGAAGCTGGATATGGTTCATTAGAACAATATTGTGAAGTTATTCCAGTAACAAGTTTAACAGGGAAAAGACCAGTATCGGAATTAAGTGGGAAGCTTAATAAATTGACTCCAGGACAAAAGATTCCAGAGGGAGCTTTAAATTTTAGCCAATTACAATATGATTGTAATGGATATGGTGAATTAGTTGCTGTAGATAATCAATTAGATGCAGATAGTGCAGTAGATTTATTTGGTGTTATAAAAGAAAACTTTGTAGTTAAATCAGTTAATACAAAAAATGAATTAATATTAGCACAAGTTGAAGCAAATAAAGAAAGTGATGCTATTTCTTTAGCTACTGGAAATGTTGTAGATTTAATATGTGCTGGAATTGATGCTTACAAACCTTCAGTAAGAAGATTTGTTAAAGTATTAGCTACAAGTACTTTAAGATCTAAACTTAAAAATGCTATGGTTTCTGATGGACATAGAGACGATAGAATTACTGTAGAAAATGGAAAAGTTTTTATAGATGGTCATGAAGTAGTAGAATATGATTCAACACTTGGAGATAGTGAAGCTTTAGGATATGTTGTTCCTATGAAATCTATTAAATTCTTTAAAAGAAAAGCAATTGAAATAGCAACATCTAATGAAGCATTTTTTGATTCAAATGCTCAAGCTATAAGGGTTGTAGAAAGGTTAGATGTTAAAGCTTTAGATAAAGAATTACTTAAATCTAAAAAAATAACAGCATAAGAGTGAGGTATATCCTTACTCTTTTTTATGCGAAGGGGGATAAATGTATACTATATTATCAAGTGATGAGTATAGAACAATATTAGCTAATAATCCTACAGAAGAGCAAATTGAAAAAATAAAAAAAGAAATTAATTCACAACTTCAGGATGTAATTTCATTTTGCAAAGTAGATTTAGATGATGTAGAAGAATTGATTGATATAGTTGATTTTACAGAAATTGCAGATATTTATATAGAAAGTACTGTTGGTCCAGACTTTAGAAAAAGTGAAAAAAATTTAAAGTTAGCAAGGATTTTACTTAGAAGACTTGTAAATTCTATGTATTTTAATCGTTCATATGAAATTGCTTCATCTGCTAAAACTGATATTATAACTAGAAACATTTTATCGAAATTATCTAATTTGGAGGAAATATAATGATACCAACAATTTTAGATAAAAAAATAAAATTTATTATAAATGAAGATAATGGAGAAGCTTTTTCAAATAAAAATAATAAAAAAGTTATTAAAACTTTATATGCTAATTTACTTACATTAACTAATAGTGAAGCTGTACAAGCTTATTCTAAAGATGAGAGTATTATTATATCATTCAGAGTTATAAATACAAAGTGGACTAAGGAACTACCATATAAAACTAAAGACTATCAAATACTTTTCAATAATTTAACTTATGATATTATTGCAGCTGTTCCAAAAGGAATTAATTATATAGATATTAAATGTAAGGTGGTTATTTAATGAGTGGATGTGTAGTTGAAGGTTTAGATACTTCTTTAGATCTATTTGATGAAATTACTGATGATGATATAAAAAAAGCTCTTAATGAAATAGGTAAAAAGGCAAAGAAGGCAATGCAAGTAGCTTCAGCTGTTGATACAGGAGATGCTAAAAGAAGTGTAAAGAGTAGGCTAAAGAGACTTCCATTTGGTTTCAAGTTGGTAACTAGGTTTACAGAAGAATATTATGCTTATCAAGAATTTGAAAGTAAAAAATCAGATCCTAAAAATATAGGAAGAGCATATAGAGCATTGAAAGAAATTGATAGAGAAGCAGAAGAAATTTTAAGGAAGCTTCCAATTAAGGGGAGTGGATTATAATGGAGAATATTTTTGAAAGAGATTTAAAAGATAAAAAGATATTAGAGTTATGTTCTAATATCTTTTTTTATGATAAGCCAGAGAGAGTTAAATCTAATGAATATATAAGATGGTTTATTCTAGATGAACAAGAAAGAGCATTTGCTGGTGGAGAAAGTTTATATACAGAATTTGATATTCAAGTGGATATATATACTTTAGGTAGTTATAGAAATTTATCAAATTTGATTATAAATACACTAAGAGAAAAGAAATATAACCTTATAGAAAACAGTAATTCAGTTGTAAAAAAAGGTGATATAAAAATTTACAATAAAACCTTAAGGTTTAGATTTAATAAATATAATGTGAAAGAGGGTAATAAGTAATGGCAGCAAGCACAGTTGTAAGATTAACAAATGGACTTAAAAAAGTCCTAATGGCAGACATTCAGGAAGATGGTTCATATGGAGAAATATATGAGGTAGCTAAATTAACTGCTATGACTGCAGAAACTGGAGAAGGTTCTATTTCTTTAGCAGCAGGAAATGGAGTTATTTATTCAAAAAAATCAGTTGGTAAAACATCAGGATCATTGTCTTTCTATGGAATGTCAGATGTTACAGAAATGAAATTATTTGATGTTAGAGAAGGTAAAAGTGGTGGGAAAATATATGGAATGAAAGCTAATAAGGGTTATAAGGCTGTTATTATTGAGGCAACAACAGTAAATTTAACTAGTGGATCAGAAGATGATGCTCATTTTATATTCCCTAAATGTTCATTAGGAAATATTTCAGATGAAGGTACTACTAAAAGTGAAGATGGAACTGAAACAATTAACACAAAAGCATTATCTTTTGATGCATTACCACTAGATAATTCTTTTGGAACTTATAAATATTTTAATGTTGGAAGTACACCAAGTTCTTTAACAGCTGAAATGTTTGAAGAAAAGGTTGTACCTGCAACAGTTGATGTTTCAAAAGTTGGACAACGAGATGTAGTTGTATAATTTTTAAAAAGGACACTATATATTAGTGTCTTTTATTAAGAATTATAGGAAAGGAGTTAAAGTATGTTATTAACAGAAAATCCTAAATTAAATTTAAAAGTTAATGGTTTAGATATTACTTTCAAATTTGATTTTAATACTATACAAAATTTATATTATGGATTGAAAGATGAAATTATATGTAAAAGATTAAAAATAGAGCCAATAACTCCACTACAACTTTTAGAAAGGTTTGATAAAGAGTTTGAAAATGGATATTTTATATTATTAATACATTCGTCTATGAATGGGGATATATCTTTAGATGAAATTATAGAAAGTATAAAATATTTAGATATTAATATGAAAAAAGATATTTTATATATAATGCAGACAGTTATGATCCAATCGTTAGTTTATGTAGATAAGTTTCAAGAAAGCAAAGATAATTCTTATGATGATAAGAAAGAAGAAAAACTAGATGCTTATGATGTATTCGAGGATTGGTTCAATTACTTTTATGTTATGGCAATTGATAAGTTAAAAATATCATTTGATGATTTTTTAAAGTCAACTGCAGCTCAAATTAAAGAAAGAGTTAATAGGATTAATATTGATTTTAAAAATAATTTTGGTGTTTATAACACTAATAGAGCTGATAATAAAGAAAATACAGTAGAAGAGGTTAGTGATATACGTGATTTCTTTAATATGATTTAGGAGGGGAATATGGCTGGAGATGGAAAGATAAGTGTTACTTATGTAGTAAATAGTAGTCAGTATAATAAGAACATAGCTGATATGAAAAAGAATATGCAATTATTAAATCAAGAAGTTAAAACTTCAGCTCAAGAAGTTAATACTTATGGTAAAAATATTCAAAGCTTAAGTAAGCAACAAAATACTATTAATCAAGCATTAGCACAAAGTAAAAAAATACTTGCTGAATATGAATCTTCATTATCAAAAAATAATACTAGCTTAGAGAAAAATCAAAAGAAATTAGGAGAATTAGCAAAACAAAAAGAGCAAGCTAACAAAGCTTATAAAGAAGCTGTAAAAACATATGGTGAAGAATCAGAAGAAGCTTTAAAAGCTAAAGAATCATTAGATGAAGTGTCTAAAGCTTATCAAAAGCAAGAGAAAGTAGTTAATAGTAATAAAAATGCGATAAGAAATAATTTAACTCAAATTGAAAAGACAAAACAAGAACAATTAAAATTAGAGCAACAATTAGAACAAACTAATCAAGCAATATCAGAACAAGGGGATAAATTTGCAAAATCTTCAGAAAAGTTTGCTACAGTTGGTACTGCATTAGAAAAAGCTGGTGGGAGTATAAAGGATTGTGGAGAAGAAGCGCAAAAGGCAGGTGCGTTAATATTAACAGCTAGTACAGCATTAGCTACATTTGCTATGAGTGCAGAGACTGGATTTGCTAAAGTTAATACGTTAACTCATGATAGTGGAGAGAGTTTAAAAAAATACAAACAAGATGTTTATGAGTTAAGTGATAATACTGGTAAAAGTGTAGAGGATCTTACGGATGCTTTATATAATGCAATAAGTGCTGGTGTTGATTATAGTGAATCTGTAGATTTCATGAATGATGTTAATAAGGTTGCTGTTGGAGGATTTGGAGAAATTGCAGATGCTTCAAGTGCATTAACAAGTTTAATGAATATATATGGATATACAGTTAAAGATGTATCTTCTATATCTGATAAATTATTTACTGCACAGGAAAAAGGGGTGCTTACAGTAGGAGAAATGAGTGGAGTTCTTGGAGAATCAGCTTCAAGTGCTAAAGCTTATAATGTAAACTTAGATAATTTATTAAGTGGATATGTTTCTTTGACTAAAGCTGGTATAAATGTTAACATGGCCAACACTAAAATGAAGTCATTATTTGATGAATTAGGTGATACAGGTAGTAATGTAGGAAAGATACTACAAGAGAAAACAGGTAAGTCTTTTACACAATTAATGGAAGAAGGAAGCTCTTTAGCTGATGTAATGGGAGTTATAAATAAATCTGTAGACGGTAATAAAGATAAATTTAATGCATTATGGTCATCTAGTGAAGCTGCAGGTGCTGGATTTATAATTGCAAGTGAAGATAGTAAAGTATTTAATGATGCATTAGATGGTATGACTAATAGTGCTGGTAAATGTGATGAAGCATTTAATGAAGTTGCTAATACTAGTGAATTTAAAATGAAAAAATCTATAAATGAGGTTAAAAATAGCTTTTCTAAATTAGGTGATTCTTTATTGCCTTTAGTAGATGATGTGTCTGGTGGTATAAGTAATATTGCAGACTATATTTCTAAGTTGAATCCAGAAACTATAACAGCAGTAGCTAAATTTGGAGCATTAGCATTAGTATTTGGTACAGTAACAAAAGTTACAGGAAGTTTAGTTGGTATACTTGGTAAAGGGGCAACGGGGATTTCTACATTATTAAAGATAGCAAGCGATACTAAGTCTTTAGGAAGTTTTACAAAAGCGATTGGTTCAAGTGATACAGCAGTAGGAGCACTAGTAAAGGGATTAGGTGGATTAACTCTTACTGGCGGAGCAATAGGACTTGCAGTGGCAGGAGTAGGTGCACTTGGAACAGTACTTTATATGAATCAGAAAGATATAGAAAAATCAGAAGCTAAAATTATTGAAATGGGAGATACTTATGAAGATTTTACAGGAAGATTAAGAACACAGGAAAGTATATGGACTCAATTATTTGGAAAAGAATATAATATTAAATTTGGTGACGATTATAAACAGGCACTAGAAAATACAGAAACTGATGTAGCAAATTGGGTTGAGGCATTAAAACTAAAACAAGAAGAAATAAATAATATTCTTAACAATACAGAAATTGATGATAATACTAAGAAAGAACAACTAAAGACTTTAGCTAATATGTCACCAGAAACTAATAAAGACCAACAAATGAGTAGCTTCAATAGTACCTTAACAAATAATAACTTCGGAGAAGAAATAACAAGACAATATTCAGAAGCTTATTCTAAAGCATATGATGAAGCTATAAATACGATAAATCAAGGAGAAACAGAAATTGCAAATATTATTTCAAATTCATTAGATGCTGATGGGAATATAACACAAGATGGCTTAGATAAAATTACAAAAATAAGAGAAGGTTGTCAGGATGAAATAGCTTTTTTACAATCTAGCGATTATGATACACAATTAGCACAAACTGAAAGCTATTTACGAGATGAACAAGCTATTTATGGTAATTCTTCTAAGGAAACTATTAAAGGAAGACAAAATGAAATAGAAGCACTTGGTGAAGCTAATAAAAAGAAATTAGAACAGGATAAAAAGGCAATTGATGAATTAAGTGGTGTATCAGAAAAGGAAAAGAATAGACGAAAAGAGATAATAGATTGGCAAATAAGAGACGAGGATATTCTAACGGAAGCTAAGAAAAAGAGTTTAACTAGAAGAGCAATGTATGATTCAGAATATGCTACAAATTACAATATGACTGTAGAAGAAATAGGAGAAGGTGTAACAAGGGTTATAGACAGAGAAAATAACTTAATGTTAACTTATGCAGATAGTAGTGAAGCTCTTAAAAAATATGCAGATGATAATGGTTTGTATTATAAGCAAATAGTTGATGAAAGTGGTAATATGACAGAAGTAGTTACTACGGGGGCAGGTGATGTTGTAGCAACTTTAAGTGATACATCGAACAATGCTTCTTTATATTATGGTAATATGTCAAGTGCTATAGGGGGATATGCAGAAGCAGTAGCAAATGGTTCTATGACTACTGAAGAGGCTATGGCATCTATTAAAAAGGATTTAGAAAATGGAAAATATTCAGCAGAACAATTTGGAATGACTGATGAAGAATTTTATGCGGTTTCTCAAGCTATGATAGGTGCAAAAGGAGATTCTAGTGCTTTAAAAACAGAGTTAGATAAAATACCTAAGGAGGTTAATGCTAAAGTAGAAGCTAAGGTATATGGTGTAGAAAAAGTTACTAGTTTATGGGATAGTCTTAAATCTATAGCAGGGAAAACATGGGATGTAATAGTTAATACAGCTACAAGTGTTGGAACTAGTATGATTGGCAAAAAAAAGGAGTCTGGTGGATCTATAGAAAAATCGGGTATTTATAATATAAATGAAAGAGGAATTGAATTAGTTGATACAATGGGTGCAAGTGCATATACACTAGGAGATGCAGCTCAAGGAGAATATGCTTATTTGCCTAAAAATTCTAGAGTTACAAATGCAGTTATGACAACTCAAAAAATGAGTGATATGATTGATTCTAAACTTAATAATACTATTGGTGTGTATTTAAAAGAAATGAATAAGGTGTTATCTAATTCTAATAATGGCAAAGTTATTAGTATCCACATAGATGAAGCACATTTTGAAAACAAAGAGAATGAACAAAAAAGTATTAATAATATTGAGAGAATATTAGGAGGTATAAAGTAGGGCTTATAAGAGCTCTATTTTTATTTCTGAAAGGAGTAAGAATGATTTGCTATAATAAAATATTTATTAATGGGGTACAAGTTCTAGGAGATCAATGTCCTTATTATGCAAATTTATATAATTTTTTATTAGATAGCAGCAATACTAATAGTGATAGTGAATTATATTATCATGGTAGTTATTCTGGTTCTAGTAAAATAAATTCTAAAACTTTTACTTTGGTTGTTAGTACTAAAGTAGATAATGATATTAAATCAGCATTGCAATTAAGCTATATAGTCCGAGCAGGAGATGTAGCAATAAATGTAGATATTGAAGGAATAGGGGAAATTGAATGTAAAGCAAAAAAAGAATCTATAATTACAGATGATTTTGGGAATATGACAATTACTTTTAAAATGTGTGATCCGTATATTTATAAAAAGGATTTTAAAGAATTAACTTTAGAGAAGGTTGTTGAAGGAGGATGGAAGGTTCCAACTAGTACTTTTATAGTTCCTGAAGATTGGATTTATACAGAAAAAGTATTGGGGAATATGGGAGAAGCTAGTAATGAAGGTTATGCAACAGTTTATCCAATAATTGAAATAAAAGGGCAAGGTAACAATTTCAAAGTTGCAAATGAAACAACAGGGGAAAAACTTAGTTTAGATCTATTCATTGAAAGTGGAGATGTGTTATATATAGATTGTAATCCTAAAAGTAGAAGCGTAAAGGTAAACGGAGTTAGTAAAATACAACATAAAAGTGGGGATTATATTAGTTTAATTAATGGATCAAATCAAATAAAAATTGATTATGATGGAGAATGTTTAGTTTATATAAGGTGGAAAGAAGCATGGATATAAAATATTTTATAAAACTTTATACTAAGCAGCATGAGTTAATTGATGAATTGTATGTCTTATCTAATATATCTTTTAGTAAAACCTTAAATGGAATTGGAAGCTGTACATTCAATGCACCTATTAAGTATCTAGTAGAAAAAGAAATAGAACTTATATTAAATCAGCATATAGAATTATATAAAATTGAAAATAATAAAGAAGAGTTGTTATGGTTTGGAGTTGTAAATTCACCATGTCCAGTTAATGAAGACATTCAATGTATATGTTTAGGGTATGCTTGTTTATTTCAAAATAGAAATTTTACCGATATAGGATTAAATTCTAAGAATGAATTTAAAAAGGATTATTATGATAAAACTTATGGTTCATTAATATTTTCTCTTATCAGTGAAATAAATAATATAACAAGAACAGGTATTGAGTTAGGAGAATGTGATGATAGCAATTTAAAAACTGATAGAGTTATTGAATGGTCAGATGATCTTTACGAAAAAATACAAGAATTTATAGAAGCTAGTAACTGTTATTTTAAAATTACTAAAGAAAGAAAATTTAATTTTTATAAAAATTTAGGCGAAGATAAATCTGAATACTATGAAATCAATGATTATAATATAATAGGTTCATGGGATTACATTATAGACCAAACTCAAATAGCAAATGTAGTTAGTGCAAGGGTTTCATGGGAAGAAGATACAGTTTTTAATGTGTTAATGTCAACTGCTATTGATTATAATTCTTTAAATTTATATGGAAGACGAGAAAAAATAATACAAGTTAATGATATAAGGTTACAAGAAACTTTAGATAAGCAATGTGAAGAAATTCTAAATACTTATAAGGATCCTTTGATAAATTGCACAGTTAAAGTTGGAATATCAGAAGCATTTAATATTTTTGATATTGAACCAGGTGATTATATTAAATTAAATACAGAGAAATATAAACTTAATATAAAAATAAAGGTTCTTGAATACACAGTTAGTTTAACTGAAAATACAGTTACAATTACTTTAGGAAATTCAATTTTTAGAGATAATAAACCAACTATTTATAGATATAAATAATTATTTAGAAAAGAGCTCTTAAAGAGTTCTTTTTTATTTTAAAAGAAGGGAATGATATTATGACAGTTAGAGGAATATATAATGCAGATGGTATTACTACATATACCGTAGCAGATGCTCATTTGATAACAAGTAAGAGTTTAGGTGGTAAAATTGTATATGGAGAAAATGATTTAAAAGTAACAGCACAAACTACTCCTGCTATGTCAATTAAGGTTGCTAGTGGGGTTTGTAGTATTAATGGAGCTTTATTACAAAATACAGCGAGTTATACAGTAGCTATAGATAGTAATACAGCTAGTTATCCTAGAATAGATGCAATAGTAGCATGTATCTCGGGGACAACAAGAGAAATAAAAGTACTAAAAGGTACAGCAAGTTCAAATCCTGCTGCACCTAGTACAACAAGTTCTAGTTATATAAAATTAGCAGAAGTATATGTAGGTGTAGGTGTTTCAGCGATTCAAACTGTAAATATTACAGATAGTAGAAATACAAATAATCAATCTATTATTAGTAGTTTGTCTGAAGAAGTTATAAGGTTTAGAGAAATGGAAATTTATAAAGTTACTCATGCAGATAAAGAAGCAGACAGAGGATATAGGTTGCATGAAGATGGATATTGTAGATGTTGGAATAGTGGTATTCAAAACATTGCGGGAAATGCTTTAAGTATTACGGTTACGCTACCTTATACTTTTAAAAATAAAGCTTCTTGTTCCGTTACAGCAAGATTTGTAGGAAGCGATAATATGCCAATTAATCTTATTGCTAGGCTGGATAGCGGCAACTCTATATTTTTATATTATCCAGTTGCAGCTATACCAAAATTGTCAAATGGAAATGGTTCTTGGTTTGTAAGTGTAGAAGGGTATTAATCATGAATGTAGTTGAGTATTTTGATGGAATAACAGTAAAGGATGAAACTAAAGAATATAAGTTAGTTAAAAGAGTACAAGATAAAGGTACTCTTTTTTTATACTTTAGATCTAGCGAAAAAGTAATTGATCAAGAAAAAGAAAATTTTAAAAATAAAATAAATGAATTAGATGAAGTTATTGAAAATTTAATGATAACAATAATGGATATAATACCGTAGAAGGGGGGTGAGCAGATGTTTCAAAAGTTATTAGATATGTATGTTGAAAACAGAATTAATAAAACTTATTTAGAAAAGGCTGTTAAATTAAAATGGATAACAGAAAAAGAAAAAAATGAAATAATTGAGTTTAAATTGACAGTAGATATTAATGATACTTATATAGAGGAGGAAGTTTAATGGCAGTTAATCTTAATTTTAGAAGAAAAGATTGGCAGACAGGAGAGGTTATAAAGGAGCAATTTTTAGATAACATTGAAGCAGGAATTGAAGAGGCACATACTGCTATTAAAAAAATAGATTCGGACTTGGAACATATTACAAAAAATAAATATGATGATGTAATCATTAGTGGAAATGAATTGAGTATGAAGGCAAATGGGGTTGTTAAGAAAACTATTCAATTGCCTAGTGCAGGGGGAACAGTAGAAGGTCATACTCATAGCAATAAATCGATTTTGGATAATATTACAAATAATAAGGTTAATAATTGGGATAGTGCTTACGAACATTCACAATCTAGTCATGCTCCAGCTAATGCACAAAAAAATAGTGATATTACAAAGTCAGAAATAGAAGCTAAATTAGTAGGAGAAATAAGTAGTCATACACATGATTACGCAGAAAGCGATCATAATCATGATGTAGTTTATTCTAAATTAGGACATAAACATTCTAAAACAGACATAGCTAATATGCCTACCAAGCTGAGTGAATTTCAAAATGATATAGGAATGGGGAATGGTGTTACTCCAAACATAACAATAGGAACTGTTACTACATTAGAAGCAGGGCAACAAGCTACTGTAGTTAATAGTGGAACTAAAGAGAATCCTATTTTCGATTTTGGTATTCCAAAGGGAGAGAATGGAAGTAATGGAGAACGAGGCGAACAAGGTGCAAATGGAAAGAGTGTTGAATTAACTAAGACTGCCACTCATATAAAATGGAGATATGCTGGACAATCAGAAGGCGTTGGTTGGACAGATTTAGTTGCATTAGAAGATATTAAAGGTACTTTTGATACTACAACAATATTTAATTCATTAAATACTATAAATAAAACAATTATAGGTGCTATTAATGAATTGTTTGCTCTAATAAAAAACAATGGAAGTGGAAGCGAAAATACTACCACTTCGGGAATAAAAGTAGAACCTACGAGTGTAAACATAAAAGTTAATGGAACTGCTGATGTAACAATATCATTTGGTAGTGATGTTACAAACAAAACAATTGAGTTTGTGAGTAGCAGTGGTGCAATAGCAAGTGTTTCTGAATTAGGTAGTTATAAATATAGAATAACAGGTTTAGTACCAGGACAAACCTCAATAAAATTTAGAACTTCTGACGGAAAGTTTGAGACTTCTTGTAGCGTAACTGTAGCTTCATCTTCTAATAATGGTGGAGGAGGTGCTAATAATGAACTAAGCGAAGAATATAAAACTTCTTGCACTAGTGAATACATTTTAGATAAGATGTACCCAATGGGACAAGCACACGAAGCTATTCCTTCTGGACTAATCACAGATACATGGAAGCACAATAGTAGATGGGAAAATCAATATAGACCTACAGCTGTAGCTCATGGATGTGGCGTGTCTAGTTGTCCTGGTACAGGACCATTCAGAGCACTAGGGTGTTGGTCTAATGTATACAGAGTAGAGGGGACTCCTTTTAGCCAAAATACTGGTGTAGAAATGAAAGATATTAAGGTGTATGGTTGGTACAATGGAAAGTGGGAACTAGTTCAACATTTACCAGTTCCAAATGGTAATTTCTATCCCGAAAGTTTTGGTGGGGATGTAAATAAGTATTTTGCAGATAGTGTCAAACAAACTTCTACATCTAAAACTATAATTTTAAGAGAAAAGAATAAAATTGATGCTATGAATTGGAATACAGGACAACTTCAAACAGAAAACTGTATGTATCATCCGTTTTCAGATGTTAAAAACTTCGATACAAAATACGAGTATATTTATACTTGTATAGATTTGAGAAAAGTTAAGTGGGATGAAAATGGTATTGATGATAGAGATAGTACGCATTACTGTAGTAACTGTGGTGGAGACTGGTGGTTAGCAGAAGGGTTAATGTTCCATGATAGTTGGCAGCATAATAAAGGCGTGTGCCAACCAAAAATGATTGAAATTACGAACGAATGGCGCCGATTCTCTATGACTACAGTACCTCAAAATTGGCAATATGGCTTCCCAGAGTAGGAGGCATTCGTGGTTAAAAAGTTATATCTAATACTTTTGGCTTAATAATTAACAAAGGGGAAGTAATCCCGAATAAAAATTAAACCAATTTTAATTACACTTGATATTAATGATACTTATATAGAGGAGGAAGTTTAATGGCAGTTAATCTTAATTTTAGAAGAAAAGATTGGCAGACAGGAGCAATTTTTAGATAACATTGAAGCAGGAATTGAAGAGGCACATACTGCTATTAAAAAAATAGATTCGGACTTGGATAATAATGTGAACTTAGGTTACGCTAATTCAAAAATACAAACATCTAAAAAAAGATTTGAAAGTAACTTTATAAATTTGTTAGATTTTAATGTGGATAGTACCGGTGCAGTAGATTGTTGCGCTCAACTTCAAAACGCAATAGATTATGCGTATACTGAAAAAACTCCGTTATATATACCACCTGGTATATATAAATTATCGTCAAAATCAATAATATTACCACCAAAAATAACAATAATAGGAGCAAATAATTACAATGATTTTGGTTTAGCTGATATAAAAAAATACGAAACTCTCTTTCAATGTTCTTTTAACCCTGCTTTTACTGGTGATAATGCTACAAATAAAAATCCAACTACTTGTGTAGCTGTAATAAAAAATATAGCTTTTAACTCATATGGAACATCAAATAAGAATTGTTTTGAATTTATAAATTTCAAAAACACAACAATAGAAAATTGTTGGTTTAGAGATTTTTATATAACTATAAACTGTCCTTTTAGTCAGATTAGCTATATAAAAAATAATACATTTTTAAATTGTAAAAAATCTGCTATATCTAATAGTATTTTTTCTGGTGATTATAAAAATTTCACAGACTCTTATATCTGTAACAATTATATAAACGGAAGTATAGATTTTAATGAGCCTTCTATTCTAATTGATTTAAATTACGCCAATATGGGTGAAATTTCTTGTAATTTTATAGATTTTGGATTAATAGGGATAAAATTAATCGGAGGGCAGTTATTTAAAGTTAGAGATAATATAATTGATTATTGTATGACAGGTATAAATATATCTTCAATGGCTAATATGAGTTTTAATGGAAATACTTTTAATCATTGTTCACTTGCTTATAAAGATAAATGGACAAATTCATCTTTGACTTTTCCAACAATATCTAAGGCTTTCGATTGTGTCATAGGTCTGCAAAAAATTGATATTTTTGAGAACAAAATGCGTGATTGTGATAATCCTATATGTTTTCATGGAACAGGTTTTAAAGATATAAATACTAATAACAATACTTATGTAAACACTTCATCTGTATTAAGCAATCCGATTTCTCTGAAATTAAATAAAGATACTAATTATATAGGAGATGGAACTAATTTAATATTTAAGGATTTAAACTTTATAAAACTAAATTCATTACCAAACCCTTCTACTATTAACCCTACTGGCTCATTCTGTGAAACGTTTGATGGTCACATTTTTTATTACAATGATAAATTAATCAAAAATGATAATGGTGTTTATAAAGATATGCTTGGAAACATTGTTACTTAGTTCGCACTTGAT